CTGGCCAAAGAGAACATTACCGTTCAGCACGGTAACTATACCACGGCCTACTTCGACGTGCAGAATCGTATCCTTGGTCTTCCTCTCTGGAAGGACGACGACCGAGATCTTCACGACATGCTCGTCGGTCATGAGGTCGGCCACGCTCTGTATACACCAGCAGAGGGCTGGGTCGATATGCAGAAGGCTGCTAACGACGATCGTGTCCCTGGAGACTATCTTAATGTGGTCGAGGACATTCGTATCGAACGCATGATTCAGGAGACCTATCCCGGTATCGTGCGTTCGTTTAAGAAGGGTTATACGTATCTGCACGAGTCGGATTTCTTCGGTATCGGAAATCGTAACGTTAATGCGCTGAGCCTTATGGATCGAATCAATCTGAAGGCAAAGCTGCGCGATCTGATCGACATTGAGTTCTCTGATATCGAGCAACCACTGGTCGATCGTGCGTTCGCCGCTCGAACCTGGGACGAAGTCGTTGCCGTCGCTCGTGAGTTGTATGAGTTCGTTAAGTCCAACCCGCAGTCTCAGTCGCAGGAGAACGAGACTGTCAATCAATCGCTTCAGAACAACGGCTCCAAAGAGAGCGAAGAGGACGGTCCGATCGATCCAGGATCCGGTTCGTCATCATCGAACGAAGAAGAGAACAGTGAGGAGAGCAATGATTCAACGAACAGCGAGACAAAAGGTTCTGATTCCGATTCAGAGACTAGTGATGAGGATTCGAGTCGCTCTTCTAAATCGAGAGCTGAATCAAATCCTGAAGAAAAAGCAGAAGAAGAAGACTCAAACGGAAGGCAGGAAGACCTAGATCAAGTCGACACGATTCGTAACGCTCAGGAGAACTCGCAGGATCTTCTTGATACCAACGAAAAGGGCGAGGTACCACTGGTCGTTCATGGTCTCTATCGTCAGCAGATGAAAGAGATCATCGTCCCCTTTGAGAAGGTCAGTGAGTCTCGTAAAGAGGCATACGATAACGCTCTTAGGATCTTTACCGAAGCCTATGAGAATCCGGAAAAGGTCTATGCCACAAAAGAGTGGTACGAAAGCGTAAAGAATGAACTCAATACCGACGACAAGTATCGCGAGTTTGTAACAGAGTCTAAGCGAGTCGTAAGTACGATGGCCAAGGAGTTCGAACTTCGTAAGGCCGCCTATCAGTACTCGCGCGCATCGACGTCTCGCTCTGGTTCATTGGATCTCGAGCGTCTTCATGAGTATAAGATCAACGACGACATCTTTCGGCGTGTGACGACACTGGCCGATGCTAAGTCTCACGGCATGGTTATGCTAATCGATAACTCCGCATCCATGCACGAGGCTCGTGGTCCAGTGATTCGTCAGGTACTGAACCTGGCTATGTTCTGTAAACAGGTCAACATTCCCTTTGACGTGTATTCATTCACAACTCGTCGATACGAAGCGGATGATCCGAACACGTCTTTTACTCAGTACACCACTCCGGAGTCGATCAACCACGAGCAGGTTATCATGACTCATGTCTTAAGCTCGTCGTTCAAACGTCGTACATATGATCGAGCATTTCGTGAGCTCTTTGATTTGTCGACTGATCGTCGTTGCTACGGCGGTGTCTATGATCTGATGAGCGGTACACCTCTTCAGGACGTTCTGAGCGGTATGCATATGGTTCTTAACGACTTCAAGAAGAAGCATCAGATTCAGCGTCCGATCTTTACGGTGCTGACGGACGGCGACTCGAATCAGATGGCCGTAAAGTTTGATCTTTTAAGAGAGGCCGGAGCAAAGAGTCGCAACGGTGTTCGTATCGTTCTTGATGAATCGCGTCGTGTGGTGACACCAAAGAGATCGCACAGTAGCCGTACAATATACAGCTACGGAATCACCAAGTCTCTGCTCGACGGAATTCGTGCAGAGGTACCGGGAATTAAAATCATTGGTTACTTCGTCGCCAATGCGAACGACGAGTTTAAGCGTCAGGTTCATAAAGCCACCGGATCGTATGACTACGAAGACCTTAAAGAGGCGCGTAAAATCGCGAATCGTGACAAGTTCGTGTCTTACGATGATACACTGGGATACGATCGATACTTTATTCTGAAGGCCACTCGTGCGTCCAACATCGACGCGACCGAAGATGAGTTCGAGGTATCGAACAAGGCTAAGCGCGGTGAGATCACACGAGCCTTTAAGAAGTACACCAAGTCTAAGAAGGGTAACCGTGTACTCGCGACGCAGTTCGCCGAAATTATTTCATAGAAACTATTTACAACAGTGAGTGTACTATATTATAATGGTACTTGAGATTGATGGAAAGGATGACTATATTATGATGATGAATGAACCTCAGAGCCGTCTAATGAATCACATTGTGAATCAGGACGGTGCAGCCGCGACTGTGGTTATGACTCCTCGTGCGCTCAAAATGTACGCGGACGAGATCGATGTTGAGCATAAGCACGTGTATTCTCTTCTGCGTAAGGCACAGAAGGTTGACCGCGGTGAGTACAATCTTCGTATGTTCGTTGCCTCCGATAACAGTGCACCGGCGGTGCAGTCGCAGCAGGAGTCCCAGCCTGCTCCTGCACCGAGGCTTGCGTCCGTCTCGTCGACTATGAACGACGAGGTATATGTTCCGTCAAAGGACGAGTACTTCATTCGCTGGGGTAACTCCAAGGACGTCGAGATGATCGTTAAGTCTCGTTCGTTCTATCCCACGTTCATCACTGGTCTCTCTGGCAACGGTAAGACCGTCATGGTCGAGCAGGCGTGTGCTCGAGCCAACCGCGAGTACATTCGTGTACAGATCACGCCGGAGACCGATGAGGACGATCTGATCGGTGGGTTTCGACTCATCGACGGAGAGACTGTCTTTCAGAAGGGTCCGGTCGTTAAGGCCATGGAACGTGGTGCTCTGCTGTTAATCGATGAGATCGACCGTGGATCCAACAAGATCATGTGTCTTCAGGGGGTGCTCGAGGGTAAACCCGTTATGATCAAGAAGACAGGTGAGATGGTGTCTCCGGCCGACGGATTCAACGTGATCGCTACGGCCAACACCAAGGGTCAGGGATCCGATGACGGTCGTTACGTCGCTGCTGCGATCATCGACGAGGCCTTTCTTGAGCGATTCATTATTACGATGGAGCAGCCGTATCCCGGTGTCGGTACCGAGCGCCGTATCGTCAAGAAGCATATGGAGAAGTACAACTGCTTAGACGAGAACTTTGCGGAGATGCTCGTCACATGGTCCGACACGATTCGTAAGACCTACGAGGACGGCGGTGTAGACGAGCAGATCTCGACTCGTCGTCTCTGCCATGTTGTGCAGACATACTCGATCTTCAACGATCGTCGTAAAGCGGTAGAGCTCTGTATTAATCGTTTTGATGACGACACCAAGGAGGCCTTTCTCGATCTTTACGAGAAGGTCGACGTGTCGGTCGGTGTGCAGGAATCGACTTCAGATAAAACGTCCGAAGAAAGTGAACGCACCATCGACGACGTGCTCGATTCAGCTATCAATCAGTAAGGAGGGATTGTATATGAACGTACAGTATGCGTTTAAAGATGAGATTCAAGAGAAAGGCAGTAATTTTACGATTAGGCACAAGTTCCGTGAACCCGAACTATTAACCGAGATTATGGAGTATATCGACTCGACGTATGAGCAACACTATGCTCGCAACAAATTACAGACATTTGAGTCCATCGTAGACTGCGGTCATGGCGAGGGATTTACCATTGGTAACATTCTAAAGTACGCGTCGCGTTATGGCGCAAAAGACGGTTACAATCGAAATGATCTAATGAAGGTCGTGCACTATTCGATTCTTGCGTTATATGTTCACGACCTAGTTTACAATGATAACGATCTTTGATATAATAGAGGTATCTTTTTGGTAAAAGGAAATTATGAGTATGCAACTTTCCAGTGAAACGATCGGAGTTCTAAAAAACTTCGCGAACATTAATTCAAACATCGTCTTTCGTGGTGGATCCACAATTAAGACTATGTCCGAGGCTAAGAACATTCTTTCTGCGGCCAACGTAACCGAGGACTTTCCTTCTGACATCGGAATCTATGACCTAAACGAGTTTCTTGGTGTCATCTCTATGTTCAACGAACCGGAGCTCGACTTTCAGGATAACTGTGTTCTTATCGGTGAAAACGGTCGTACGGTAAAGTACTTCTTCTCCGATCCCTCGATTCTGACATCCCCAAGTAAAGATATTCAGATGCCGGATCCCGAGGTCAGGTTCACGCTGTCTGAGCAAGAACTCGCAACCATTCGTAAGGCGGCATCGACTCTTTCAGTCTCTGATCTTGTAATCGAAAACGGCTCTGAAGAGAACAGCGGACAGATCAGCGCGACGGTCACGGATCTTGCTGACTCAACGTCGAATTCCTTCAGTCTCAGTCTGAACTGCGACGAGTTACCCGACGGTGTACCGTTTCGATTCGTGTTCAATGTCTCGAACTTTAAGATCGTCCCGGGTGATTATCGAGTCGATGTATCGTCAAAACTTATCTCGCAACTAACGAATCAGAATACGGATCTTAACTATTGGATTGCTCTTGAAAAGAGTTCAACGTTTGGAGAAAACTAAGGAGACTTATAATGACCGAAGCAACTACTAATCAGGAACAGGAATCCCCAAGCCTTAGCCTTCAGGATCTTGCATCAATCGTACAGATCATTGACCTATGCTCTCAGCGCGGTGCATTTCAAGGATCTGAACTCGAAGCAGTTGGTGCACTGCGTGGTCGCATTCAGGGATTCGTGGCCGCGAATACACCTGCAGAAGAAGAGCAGAAGGGTGAGGACGGAGAAAACAATAATGACTAATATGGTTACCATTCCCTCGTCACCGGAGGATCGTAAGGAAGTACGAGATCGACTCACTGAGATCTCGAACTCTTTGACTCGAATTGACTCAGAGCGCGATCATATCAACAATATTCTGTCGGATCTGCAGGATGAGTACGAGCTGCCCAAGAAGCACATGCGTAAGGTTGCTCGAGTCTTTCACAAGCAGAACATTCATGAGGTCAAGGAGGAGTTCTCTGATATCGAGGATATTTACAACGCGATCTCTTCCTGATATAATCGATCGCATGTTTAGCTATTATTGTTATGGAGTATGTGAATGACCGAAGAATTTCTTTGGGTTGAAAAATATCGTCCGTCGCGTATTGCCGACTGTATTCTTCCGCAGTCGCTGCGCGATACTTTCTCTCAGCTCGTCGAGACCGGTGAGCTGCCAAACATGATCTTCTCGGGTGGTCCGGGCATCGGTAAGACGACCGTTGCTCGGGCTCTTTGTTCCGAACTGAATCTCGACTATCTGTTGATCAACGGATCCGAAGAGGGTAATATCGATACTCTCCGT